CAAGAAATATATTATCAATCTTAAAATTAAACTATCCGCAAAGTTTCAAGGGATGGTCACTTCAACAGTCACATGACTTCTTAAATTTATGGAGTGAAGCATTTAAAGATGACCCTGTTCAACTGGTTGCAGGAGCTGTTAAATCAATCATTTACAGTGATACAAGAGAATTTGCGCCTAATATAGGACAGGTTAAAAACAAAATGCATAAGCTAACTGCCAAAGATGAGTTAACAGAAATAGAAGCATGGGGAACGGTTAAAGCTGCATTAAGGAATAGCGGTTATCATGCAGCAGAAGAATTTGAAAAGCTGCCGCCTGTAGTTAAAAGCCTTGTTGGTTCGCCTAGACAGCTTTTTGAATGGTCCATGATGGATACTAGCGAAATTGATACTGTTGTAGCATCAAATTTTCAAAGATCATACAAGGTTAGAGCAAAGCACGAAAAGGAAATGCAGGCTATTCCTCTTGAAGTAAAAGAAGCACTGGGAATCACAACTTTAACCGAAAAAATGAAACTTGAATCAAATTTAAACAAGCAAAATAGACTAGAAGGGCATAAAGATGATAGTAAGTGATTTTTGGTTAGGTGTGATCCTAACCATTGCAGCAGAAGCAATAATAACAATCTTAGTTGTTGATTATTTAGGACAAAAGGAAAGAGAGGAAAATAAGAATGTTAAAGATAGAAAAGATTAAAGAAGAAATTTTAAATTATAAATCAAACAATGATGAGCGTCTCTATTGTTATTTAGGACGGTTGTCAACAAATTCTGATTATAGCACAAATTGTTATAGAAAAAATATGGAGTGCTCAGAATGCTTAAGGCTGTCGTTGTTGGACTTATTAGGAGAATATAAAAAACCTGTTAAATTATCAAAATTTGAATATGAATATTTAAAAGTTGCTAAAAAAGAGGGATTTAATTTTATTGCAAGAGATGGAGATGGCAGATTGTTTTTGTATAAAAATAAACCTTTCAAGTCGTTGGATGAATGGATTGTTGCTAGCAAAGATTGTAGTAGGATTTTAGATAGTTTATTAAATTTTGTTAAATGGGAAGATGAAGAACCCTGCAACATCGATGAAATATTAAGCAATTGTGAGGTAATTGAAGATGAAAAAAGTTAATCCAGCGGACATATTAATTAGTCCAGTTGGAATGGAAAATTTATTAGTTATTGATCAATTTAATAATGAAGTAATTAAAAATAATGAACTACTTTTGGATAAACCATATTTTTCTTTAGAAGATGTGTTAGACGGTTTAAATAAAGACGGACATTATTTAATTATTGTCGAGGGTCCGTTACATGGTGAAATTTATCGATATAACAATTATGGTGGACAAGAAGTATATTTGATTGGAAAAACGTGCGGGTACGCATGAAAGGAGAGAAAACAATGACAGTAATAGTTGAAACAACTTCTTTAGCAGAAGAAATAGTTTTTAGAGATATTATAAGAATTGAAGATAAGGAAGAATGGATTGTTTTAAATGATAAAAATGGTCGGTGTTTACCAATGCCAAAACAAGGCATTGAAAACATAAAAGTTTTAGATATTTTAACAAAAATAATCGATGACGAGGAGGAATAAGTATGAATTATCCAAAATATCAAGAAGCTTTAGATAGGTTATTAAATGATGATTACGATTTTTCACATGATTTTTATGAAGATGATAAAGCTACTGCAATGGAACATGATATAGATACTTTGCAAGAATTAGTTGATAAAGCAACGCCTAAACGTCCAATTTTAAATAAGATATGGGAAGATGAAGATACAAAAAACATTTATGATGAATGTGGTCGTATAAATGAACTGCTGTGCGTATGTCCTAATTGTGGTGAAAGTGCTATATACGATTTTGAATATAATAAAAGATTTAAGTGTTGTTCTCATTGCGGGCAAAGGATAGATTGGAGTGATATAGATGGAAAATAAAGTAACGATTTACAAAGGTGAAGTAATGCATGATTTGAAAGCACTGTTTGATAATGCTGGTGATTATTTTAAAGATGAATATGAGCTTGTAAAACAATATATCGAACAGTTGGAACAAGCATTAGATAAAGCGTGTGAAGAATTAGAAACATTTGATGACCGTTTAGTCGAATACAATATTGGAGATAGTAATGAAGTAATGACAAAAGAAGAATGGAAAGAGTGGTGTATAGAAGATGACGAGTAGAGAAGAATGCGAAAAGGCGTATTTGTATTTATTAAAACATTGTTATGAAGCAACGAAAAAAAATGACACTTACGATTTTGCACCAAGTGGCTTTAAAGAAAGCGAAGTGTTTAAGCAATTAATCGAAGAACATTTTGACAAAAACGGTAATGTTAAAGTTTTAGCTAATATCGTTATTGATGAAGAAATTAAAAAACTCATTGTTCCTGAGCCTTACAAATTTGAAGATTTAAAGCCTAATATGTGGGTTTGGGATAATGTAGCAAAAGAATGTTTATATGTTATTAAACCTTTTGTGAATTTGTTCACTGGGATTAAGTATTTCAGTTGTTTAAGAATTTATAAGAAATAGAAAAAATAGAAAAATTAGATATTAAATTTGAAGAAAACCGCTTCTTCCAGTGCAATGCGCTAATTGGAATGGAAGTGAAAGATGATGGAACACAAAAAAGTACTGATGATTGAATTATTTAATCTTTATGAGCAGAGGCAGTTTGTAAAACCTAAATGTTCAAAAATCATCATTGATGAATATATTAGAAAATTGGAAATTGAGTTGGGGGTACTGCTTAACAATGGTAAAAACGATTACTAAAAAAGAAGCTGAACAGCTTATCAATGATACTGTTTCAAAAACGGTCGAAGAACTGATGAAACAAAAGTTAATCAAGAAGAAGGATTTGAACACGTATCAAAAAACAGAACAGATCCTTTATAACTACAATAATTTTAAAAATGTTGTAAAGGATAAACAGGAAATGATAGAACAGATTAAACAAGTTGGAATATCTAAAACAAGCTGTTCTTTCATTCCTATGCCACAAGATACAGGTTATAAATATATTCCAAGTGAAGAAGAAAAAAAAGATAATGAAATAACTGTACTCGAAGCATCTATTGCAGTTACCAAGAACTATATTAGGATTATAGACAATGCGCTTAAAACAATAGCTGATGATCCTTATTACAAAGTGATTGAAGATTGCTATTTCAATGGCAAGAAGTATTCAACAGTTGCTAATGAATGGGCATTTCCAATTAGTGATGTTGCAATTGGTAAGAATAAAAACAGGTTAGTAAAGAAGTTATCAATCTACCTGTTCTCTGATGATGTAATTAAAGAATTGTATTCATAAAAAAGATGTCCATATTGGGCATCTTGTTTTGTTTTAAGATGATGTAATTCGTTTTCTTGACATAAGTTATTTTTAGGTTATTTTCTAGTAATTTACTTATTATATTTAGATGTTATAATGATTATAGTGAATAAATATAGTTAAGGTATATGTGTTGTGAGGGGTTACTCTTCACATATAAAACAGTATATAAGAACAATGGGTTATCAAATATTATGGTAGCCTTTTTTGTTTGCTGATTTGATACAACTATTAATTAATATTACAAATAATAATGCCAGCTATAAAACAATATTCCCGTGTGAAGTGTTTTTTCATTTTAAAATTATTCTCCTGAATTTTATAAAGTCTAATATTAATAGTTGTATCTAATGAGTGAATAAGCGTGAATTAAATCAAAATGAAAGGATGTGTTGCATGATGGCAACTAGAATGACAGCTAAACAAAAGCGTTTTTGTGATGAATATCTTATTGACTTGAATGCGACACAGGCAGCTATTAGGGCGGGATATTCAAAGAAAGCAGCAAGACAAGTAGGAAATGAGAACATGTCAAAACCGTACATAAAAAATTATATTGAAGAACGTATGCAAGAAAAAGAAGATTCATTAATTGCTAAACAGGATGAAGTATTGAAGTATCTAACAAGCGTTATGCGTGGTGAATCTAAATCAAGTGTTTTAGCAATGGCTGGTGATGGTGTGCAAGAGGTCATACAAAAGCCCCCTGATGAAAGAGAAAGAACAAAGGCAGCCGAATTATTAGGTAAAAGATATAGGCTCTTCACTGACAAAGTAGAAGTTGAAGGGGCTATTCCTATTGTGATTGTAGATGATATTGATGAATAAGAACGTAAAGAAAATATCATTTAGAGAAATGGTTGGTGGTGGATATGATGAATACTTGCGTTTCAAAGGACGTTACAGGATATGCAAGGGTTCACGTGCTTCTAAAAAAAGTGCTACAACGTCATTAGACTACATCAAGAACATGATGAAGTACCCACAAGCTAATTTGCTTGTTGTTCGTAAAACAGGTAGGACACTTAAAGATAGTGTTTATACACAATTGAAATGGGCAGTTCACAAGTTCCAAGTTGATGCATTTTGGAAGTTTACTGAATCACCTTTAGAAATGACTTATTTGCCCACAGGACAGAAGATATACTTTAGGGGATTAGATGATCCTTTAAAAGTAACGTCTATTGCTGTTGATGTGGGTGTTTTGTGTTGGATGTGGATAGAAGAAGCCTATGAAATAACAAAAGAAGATGATTTCAATATCCTTGATGAATCGATTCGTGGATCTGTTCCACCAGGATTGTGGAAACAGATTACTTTAACATTCAACCCGTGGAATGAAAAGATATGGATTAAAAAGCGTTTCTATGATACCGAACCTGATGAAGATATACTAGCAATAACAACAAACTATATGTGCAATGAGTTCCTTGATGAAGCTGATTTAAGAGTGTTTGAGCGTATGAAAAGAGATAATCCAAAACGTTATAAGGTTGCTGGTTTAGGTAATTGGGGTATTGTTGATGGCTTAGTATATGAAAATTGGAAAGAAGAAGAATTTAACATTGATAAAGTAAGGCAATTATCTACTGTTAAAAGTGCTTTTGGTTTGGACTATGGTTATACAAATGATCCAACTGCTTTATTTTGTGGGTTAATTGATAAAACAAATAAAAAGATTTATGTTTTTGATGAAATGTATAAAAAAGGTATGTCTAATGAGCGTATTTATGAAGAAATAAGCAAAATGGGATATGCTAAAGAAAAGATTATAGCAGATAGTGCAGAGCCTAAGTCTAATGATAGATTACGAACATTAGGGCTAAGAGGTGTTAAAGGTGCTAGAAAAGGCAAAGACAGTATAAAAAACGGAATAGATTTTATACAAGACTATGAAATTATTATTCATCCTAGATGTGTTAATTTCATTACTGAAATAAGTAATTATCAGTGGGATAAAGACGAGTTCAACAACAAATTGAACAAGCCTATTGATGATTTTAACCACTTAATGGATGCTATGAGATATGCATTAGAAGGATATAGTAAAGGTGAAATCTATTCATGGGATTAGAGGTGAAAGAAATGAATGGACCAGGATATTTTAAAGGAAAAGAAGTTGTAGATGTAATACAATATAGTGATATGCACAGTGTTAGATTTAATACACCATATGCTTTTTATGTTATTTGCAAAGATGGTTCAAAATATGAAGTTAGTAGTGATGAAGCTAAAAAGCAAGCTGATTTTTTATCTCGAAAAGAAGAAAAGAATAGCAGCATGAAAATCAATGTTTTAGGTACTGAATATGATGTTGAAATGCTAGAAGAACGTGATGAAACAATGAAAGCGTTAAATGCAGATGGTTATACTGATATTTCTACTAAGGAAATAAAAGTTTTAAAACTAGAAGAAAAACCTGGCAATCAAAAAAATATTTTTAAATATCAAAATACTGTATTAAGGCATGAGATTATTCATGCTTTTTTATATGAGTGCGGAATTGACTATGGTATGCAGTTTCACAATGAAGAAAGCGTTGATTTTTTTGCAATACAGTTTGATAAACTTGCAAAGATTTTTGAAGATGCAGGGTGTAAGGAGTGATTAAATGCTTAATGCGATAAGAAAAGGAGTGAGTTGGTTGGATGCTAAGTTGAATAATCCATTAGAAGAAACAGCAAATAACTTGAAGTGGCTTGAATTAGAATTGGAAGCGTGGCTTAATTCTAAAGAACGTGCGGATCAAATAAAGGCGGATATGTATTATAGAGATATACAAGATATAGCTAAATACAAGCGTATGGCAATTGGTGAGGGTGGCGAACTTGAAGAAGTTAAGAACTTACCAAATCATAAAGTAATAGATAATCAATATAAAAGGCTCGTCAATCAGAAAGTTAATCACTTGGTTGGTAAGCCTTTTACTGTTAATACCAATAATAAAACGTATGTTGATATGTTAAATAAATATTTTAACAAGAAATTCATGAAAACATTAAAAAGTGTTGGTAAAGATGCTAATAATGGCGGTGTTTCTTATTTATATCCTTACTATGATAACAATGAATTAAAGTTTAAACGCTTTAAGTCATATGAAATCAAAGTGTTTTGGAAAGATGATGAACACAATGAAATAGATTTCTTTTGGCGTTATTATAGAAAGCCTGTACGTTTTTCAAATGGAAGTGTTGAAGATATTCAGCATTTAGAAGTATATACATTAGAGGGTGTACGTTATTACATCTATAAAGGCGGTACATTGCTTTATGATAAGTTGAAAGGTGCAACTACTTACAGCTATTTAACATATACTTCATCAGTTGGTAATGAGGTTGTAGAAGAACAGCATCTTTCTTTTGAAAGAATACCACTTATCCCTTTTAAGGTTAGTGACATTGAAGAACCGCTTTTAAAGCGTGTCAAATCACTTCAAGATGGTATTAATACAATTACAACTGTATTCACAAATAATATGCTTGAAGATAGTCGTAACACCATTCTTATTATTATGAATTATGATGGTGAAAATCTAGGAGAATTTAGAAGAAATCTTTCAACTTATGGTGCAATTAAGGTAAGGAACACTAATGAAGAAAAAGGTGGTGTTGATACCTTACAGATTGAAGTAAATGCTGAAAACTATAAAACAATCCTTGAAATGTTTAAAAAGGCACTTATTCAAAACGGTGGCGGTGTAGACGTTACTGAACTAAGAGCATCAGGAACGCCTAATCAAATGAATATTCAGTCAATGTATTACGATATTGAATTAGATACCAATGATACTGAAACTGAATTTCAGTATTCTATGGAGCTGTTAAAGTGGTTTATCGACTTTGACATCAACTATCAGGGTAAAGGTAATTTCTTTGATGAAAAAGTTGAATTTATCTTTAACAGAGATATGCTGCAAGATGAAACTTCAATTATTGATAATTTGGTTAAATTAAAAGGTATTATTAGTGATGAAGATATTATCAAGCAACTTCCTTTTGGCGATTCTCAAAAGTTAATTGATAATATGAAGAAACAAAAAGAAGAACAAAGGCATGAAGTATTAAAAGAGTATGCGAATGCTTTTGTAAATAATCCACAGAATAATCCACAAATCAACAATGAAGGTGATGAATAATGCCTGGTAGTGATTATTGGAAAAAGAGATTTGAACTGCTTGAAGATGCCATGAATAACAAGGGTGCGCAATATATGAAGGATTCAGAAGCAATATATCGTAAAGCCATAAGTAACACTGAAAAAGAGATTTCGAGGTGGTATACACGTTTTGCTGATAACGAAGGTATAAGCTATCAAAGAGCGGTTGAAATGCTAACTGGTGATGAATTAAAAGAATTTCATATGGATGTTAAAGAATATATACAAAAAGGAAAAACGTTAGGTGTATCTGATCAATGGTCTAAGGAATTAGAACGTGCATCTACAAAGGTCCATATTAGCAAGCTGGAATCCTTGAAACTGCAAATGCAGCAACAGGTTGAGGAATTGACAGGAAAGAAAGCTAAGGGCATTACTGATCTTATGAGCGATATATATAGCGATACCTTTTATAAAACAGCTTTTGAAATTCAAAAAGGCTTTGGTGTAGCTGCTAATTTTGCTAAGTTGGATAAGAAAGTTGTTGATAAGATCCTTGTTAAACCATGGGCATCTGATGGTTCAAACTTCTCAGAACGTATTTGGGGAAGTCATAGAGCGCAGTTGGTGAACAAATTGCACGAGGGGTTAACAATTAATCTTATACAAGGGAAACCGCCTGATAACTTAATAAAGGAGATTGCAAATACATTTGAAGTTGATAGAAAACGTGCTGCTACATTGGTATTTACTGAAAAGGCTTATTTTCAATCAATAGCACAACGTGATTCGTTCAAAAATTTAGGCATTGAAGAATATGAAATTGTTGCTACATTGGATACTAAAACATCAGAGATATGTCGAGAAATGGATGGTAGGCATTTTAAATTAAGTGACTATCAGATAGGTTTAACTGCTCCGCCTTTTCATCCGAGATGCAGAACTGCAACCGCTCCGTTCTTTGATGATGAATTTGAAGATGAAGTGAAACGTGCTGCAAGGGATGAAAATGGTGACTATTACACTGTACCAGCAAACATGAAGTATGATGAATGGTATAGAGGGTTTGTTGAAGGAGATAAAAATACTCTTGATAAATTGAAACCAACAAAGAGTGCTAAAAAAGTTGAATCAATAAGAACGTTTGATGGTATAATAAAAATACCTAGTAGAAGTTATGATGATATTATTGAATATATTGCTAATATCGATGATACTTCTTTTAATTCAAATGTTAAAATTAAAAT